GTTCTCAAGGAGCTTAAGGAACGATTTATTGTAGCGTTTCTCACTCAACTACAATTCTTAAGGGAGCTTCGGCTCCCTTTTTTTTGTTGATTACTTTGATTTCTAGGTGTAAACTCAAGGTAGTTTAAAATTAATTAGCTTAATGAGGATCGATTTCGATTTCCATTAATACAAGTAAAGGAGTTCATAATGGCTAATCCACATTTTCAAAACTTAATTCTATGGGCAGGTAATACTGTTGCATCTAAGCATAAAAAAGATATGCCTATGTTTGTACCGTATCCATCTGACCAAACATACTACATGTATCATAATGATTTCATGACGTATAACTCAGGAGACTGGACAGTAACTACTACAGAAGCTGGTACAGGATCTGCATCTGAAGCTATTACTTCAGGAGCTGGCGGTCAATTACTACTTACAAACGCTGCAGGCGACAACGATTTAGACTTTTTACAGTTGAAAGGCGAAAGTTTTGTATTAAGTACAAGCAAAAGAGCATACTTTTCTGCAAGGTTTAAAGTTAGTGATGTAGATCAATCAGACTTTGTAATAGGTTTAGGTATTACAGATACAACACCACTTGATACAACAGATGGCGTATTCTTTATTTCAGCAGACGGTGATGCTGGGTTAGATTTTTTAATTGAAAAAGATAACACAAACACTTCTACAGAAGATGTAGCCACTATGGCAGATGACACATTTATTACTGTCTCATTCTTTATTGATCCTGATAGAACATCACAAGTATATTATTCAATAAACAACGCTGAACCAGTAGGTGTTACAAATGCTAACTTACCTGATGATGAAGAATTAACTGTTTCATTTGGTATTCAAAATGGTGAAGCAGCTGCAAAAACTATGACTATTGATTACGTTGTAGCAGCAGTTGAGAGATAGGAGTAAATAATGGCAGATACAGTAACTTCGCAAACCATACAGGATACTGATAGAGTTGCGATATTAAAGTTTACTAATGAGTCTGACGGTACTGGAGAATCTTCAGTAAAAAAAGTTGATGTTTCTGCGTTAGAGGCAAATAGTGCTGGCGAGGCTTGCACTAGCGTTTCTATAGCTCGTATCTACTGGGCGACTAGGGGTATGGGTGTTGATATTGAGTTTGATGCTACTACTAATGTTTTAGCTATTCCATTACCAGCTGATAGCACAGGTGATGAATACTATGATGATAGATTTAGCGGTATTCCAAACAACGCAGGTTCAGGCGTAACTGGAGATATTGACTTTACAACAGTCGGCCACTCAAGCGGTGATGCTTATTCTATTATTCTTGTTTTAAATAAGAATTATTAATGAATGGCAGAGTTCAAAGGCAAAACCGTAACTCTTAATAGACCAAGGGCTCTTCGCAAAGGAGAGCCTGGTTATGGTAAAAAAAGAAAAGTAGTTTTTGTTAAAGGTTGTAGTAGTGAAAAATCAAGAGTAAAACGTATCACATTTGGTGATGCCAAACTTGGCATGCACAAAAATAATCCTAAACGTAAAAAATCTTACTGTGCTAGAAGTAAAGGAATGAGTGGCACAACAGATAGGTGTAGTGCAAACTATTGGGCAAGAAAAGACTGGGATTGCTAAGTGTATCCTGTCTATAATAAATTTTACTACAAACCTCTACCTGACTGTATCGAAGTGCAAAAAAGTCCTATTGAAGGATTTGGGTTGTTTGCAATTCAAGATATAAATCAAGATTTTGATATAGGCATGTCACATATTAAAGTTCCAATCATCCAGGGGTACATAAGAACCTCTATAGGTGGCTTTTTAAATCACTCAGAGGACTCTAATTGTTATTTAAGTGAAGAGTTAGATTGGGATGACTATAGAGTTTACAACGTCATAACATCAAAAAAAATTAGTGTTGGCGAAGAGCTTACGCTAAACTATCATTTAGACGGTTTAAATTATGGCTAAAAGAACTAAAAGTAAAAAACCAAAAAGCAAAGGTAAAATATGTCCAGAGGGAAAAGCCTGGGCAAAAAGAACTTTTGATGTATATCCTAGTGCTTACGCAAATTTAGCAGCATCTAAATATTGCAAAGACCCAAATTATGCAAAAAAAGCTAAAGGCGGTAAAAGAAAGGGTAAATTTGCAGGTGGCCCTATAAGGGGACAAGGTGTTGTAATGTCGGATAGGTTAAGATGAGTAAAGGTCAATTAAAAAGCTGGCTAGATGAAGAATGGGTAAGGATTGGGGCTGACGGTACAATACTTGGATCTTGTGGCGGTAGAAAAGAAGCCGAGGGTAAGCCCAAATGTTTGCCAAGAAAAAAAGCTGAAAGCATGTCCAAGGAAGCTAGAGCTAAGTTAGTAGCACGTAAAAGAAAAAAAGATCCAAATCCAAATAGAAAAGGTAAGCCAATTATGGTTTCCAATAAATTAAAATCAGGTGGGCGTGTAACAATACGTGGTCAAGGAATTGTTATGAGTAACAGGTTGAGGTAACATTAAAATATGAAAAAATTAAAAAAAATACCAGCTGGAAACAAAGGATTGCCTAAATTACCAAAAGAAGTTCGTAAAAAAATGGGATATTTTGTTACTGGTGGAAGAGCGGAAAAAAAGAAAGATGGCAAAATAGCTAGAGGTTGTGGTAAAGTTATGTCTAATAGGCGTAAATATACAACTCAAAGATAGGAGATAAATATGCCAAAGAAAAAATCAACAGTTGATCCAAAATTGCAAGCAAGATTGGATGCAAAAGTAAGACCAGACGAGCCAGTTCAGGAAGATCGTATTTACTACAATATGAAACCCAAAAAGAAAGCTCCTGCTAAGAAAACTACAAAAAAATCTACTAAGAAGTAAGGAGAACTATAATGCCAGGTAAAAAAAATTCAAAGTACGGTAGTATGATGAAAAAATCCAAAGGTGGCATGATGATGAAAAAATCCAAAGGCGGTTCACTCATGAAGAAGTCTAAAGGTGGTTCATTAATGAAGAAGTCAAAAGGCGGAAGCATGATGAAGAAATCTAAAGGCGGTTCTTTAATGAAAAAGTCGAAAGGCGGTAAAATGATGAAAATGTCTAAGGGTGGATCAGTCATGATGGCAGGCAACGCTAACAGAAGAAGAAATAATTTGAGATAGTGCCTTATTTAATTAGTAATATCCCACACTTCAAGTGTTGGGTTAGGAGAGAGTTTACACACAATCACGAGCAATACCAAGATGAGTATTTACATGCTTTGGCTATTGCTGTAAACACAATTCCAGATAGATCACTTAGCTTTCAAGTTGTTTTTACTGGAGAAGAATCTAATTGTGAAGACTGGGATGAGGGCAATATACACGGTGGTGCTATGTGGGCTAGGATGCCCATACAAGCTCTTGTAGCAGATATACCTATGGAAGACTATCCTCGGCCTATGGAAGATCATTTAGCACAACCTTGGGATTGTGAAGCTAGAGATCATGCGGTTACAGTTATGGACAGAGTAAGTTCATCACCTTGGATTGCTAAAATAGATGGTGGTTTTTATCAAGCTAAATATTTGTTTACAGTAGATTACACAAATACTGATATTGCAGATGATCCTGCACAACATAAGCAAAGTCATGTATTATATATAACTGAGGACTGTGAATGGAAAGGTAACTTAGTTGCTTTACCTAATAACAGAGTCAGGGCTACAAGTCCTGCTCTATGGGTAACAGGTGAGGGGCCACCACAGTTTAAACCTTCGCAGTGGAAACATTCAGCAGAGGGACATGAAAGTTATCTTGATCCATCAATAACTTTTGATAATTTATACGAGGATTAATTATGGCAGAATTAAGCGTAGCAGCAAAAAGAAAATTAATAAAAGAACTTAAAGGAGCTTCTAGGTTACATGCTAAACAAGCAAAGCAAATAGAAAAATCTTTACAAAAACCTAAAAAGAAAAAATAATGGCTACCTCAAGTAGTACAGATTTTGAACCAAATGTAGCTGAGTTTGTTGAAGAAGCCTTTGAAAGGTGCGGTTTAGAGCTCAGAACAGGTTATGATCTCAAGACAGCACGTAGATCTATAAATCTTATGTTAGCCGAGTGGGCTAATAGAGGTTTGAACCAGTGGACTATAGAACAAGCTACTCAAACAGTAACAGAAGGCACAACAGATTATTCTTTAAATTCTAATGTAATTGATGTTTTAGATGTTGTTTTGCGAAGAACTGTAAATCAAACTCAAACTGATATTAGTGTAAATAGAATAAGTAGATCTGAATATATTAATATTCCAAACAAGACAACCAAGGCAAGACCATCACAGTTTTTTTTAGATAAATTATCCACTCCAACACTAAAAATATGGCCAGCACCTGAAAACTCTACAGATATATTAGTGTTTAATAAAATAGTTAGAATGGATGATGCAGACAAACCTACAAATACTATGGATATGCCATTTAGATTTTTTCCCTGTTTTGCAGCTGGTTTGGCTTATTATATATCACTTAAAAGGGCACCTGAAAGAACAGCACAATTAAAAGCTATATACGAGGAAGAGTTTAGAAGAGCCGCAGATCAGGATGAGGACAGAGCCTCTTTTAATATAAGACCAAGTATTAGGATGATGTAATGGCTTATGCTACTGGTAAATTTGCAAAAGCATTATGCGATAGATGTGGCTTTGAGTATAAATTATTAGAACTAAAAGAAGAGTGGAACAACCTTAAAGTTTGTCCAAGTTGTTATGAGCCTAAACATCCTCAATTAGAGCCACTACGAGCTAAAGCAGATCCAGAATCTCTTTATAGACCAAGACCTAATAATGATCATGAAGAAGGTGAGGGTTTTGTAGTTGTAGTAAACAGCAATATATTTAAACCTGACTACTTAAATCCATCCACCCTACCTACAAACTTTACGGTAGCTAAGATGACAGGTGGCCTAGGTGAGGTTACAATAGTTACATCATGACATTAGCAGAATTAAAAACATTAATTCAAAACTATACTGAGAATACAGAAACAACTTTTGTAAATACACTTGATGATTTTATAAAAAACGCTGAAGAAAGAATATTCGAGCTAA